CAGGCAAAGGACAGGATAAGATTGCCCGTGTGAATGCTGTATCGAGCTTGTTCCAAGGCGGTGTGGTATACGCACCGGACCGGAGATGGGCTAAAGATGTTATCGAGGAGTGCAATGACTTCCCCAGTGGAGTTAACGACGACTTGGTGGATTCAACAACGCTTGCGCTGTTGAGGTTTAGGCAGGGTGGATTCATCCGTCTTGACACTGATGAGCCAGAAGACGATTTCATGTACAAGTTCCGTAGAAAAGCGGCGTACTACTAATTTTGAAAGATAGATGATGGCAACAAACAATATGGGCAAGGGTCTCTACGCTGCTCCTCAAGGGCTTGAGCAATTGGGGGTAGAGGAAGAGCCGATTGAAGTTCAGATTGAAGACCCGGAGGCAGTAAGCATCTCTGGTCCTGGCTTTGAGATTGACATCGAAAAAGAAGAGATGGATGAGGATGAGTTCAGCAAGAATCTGGCTGAAGAGATGGATGAGGGTGAACTTGCCTCTCTTGCCAATACGCTGATGCAAGACTATGAGACAGATATCTCAAGTCGCAAGGATTGGATACAGACCTATGTAGATGGTCTGGAGTTACTGGGCATGAAGCTAGAAGAGCGTATGGAGCCTTGGCCCGGCGCTTGTGGCGTATACCACCCATTGCTTACCGAAGCAGTTGTGAAGTTCCAGGCTGAGACCATGATGGAGACCTTCCCTGCGGCGGGGCCGGTCAAGACAAAGATCATTGGCAAAGAGACCCCGGCTACCAAGAAAGCTGCTGAGCGTGTCCAAGATGACATGAATCACCAGTTGACGGATGTGATGTATGAGTACCGCCCAGAGCATGAGCGTATGTTGTGGGGCTTGGGGCTGGCTGGCAATGCGTTTAAGAAAGTGTATTTTGACCCGGCGCTTGGGCGGCAGGTGTCGATGTACGTGCCTGCTGAAGATGTGGTCGTCCCCTATGGGGCTTCTAGCTTAGAGGCAGCGGAGAGGGTCACGCATGTGATGCGTAAGACCGAGAACGAGATCAAGCGCCTCCAGCATGAAGGTTTTTACCGAGACGTTGATCTGGGTGAGCCCAACAATGTGATGGACGAGGTGGAGAAGAAGATTGCTGAGAAGTTGGGCTTTCGGGCTTCTCAGGATGATCGCTTCAAGCTCTTGGAGATGCAGGTTGAGTTAGACCTTGAAGGCTACGAACATACGAACGATGATGGAGATGAGACAGGCATTGCGCTGCCGTACATCATCACGATCGAGAAGAGTTCAGGCACTGTGTTGGCAATACGTAGGAATTGGAGGCCGGAGGATGAAGACTGTCACAAGCGGACCCACTTTGTCCACTACCCGTACATACCGGGTTTCGGTTTTTACGCTTTTGGCCTTATCCACCTTATCGGTGCTTTTGCTAAGTCTGGTACTTCTATTTTGCGCCAGCTTGTTGATGCAGGCACACTCTCTAATCTACCCGGTGGATTCAAGACCCGTGGTCTCCGTACCAAGGGAGACGACACACCCATCTCCCCAGGAGAGTTCCGAGACGTGGACGTACCTAGTGGGACGATGCGGGACAACATCATGCCGCTGCCTTATAAGGAGCCAAGTCAGGTCTTAGCAGCGTTGCTCGCTACGATCATTGAGGAAGGCCGCAAGTTTGCAGGTGCTGTGGAGTTGCAGACCTCAGACATGAGCGCACAAGCGCCCGTGGGCACGACCCTGGCTATCCTTGAGCGTCAGTTGAAAACGATGAGCGCCATACAGGCGCGCATCCACTACTCGATGAAGCAAGAGTTCAAGCTCTTAAAAGAGATCATCCGCGACTACACCCCCGAGGAATACAACTACGACCCAGTCGAAGGCAGCAGGAAAGCCAAGCAGTCTGACTATGACTTGGTGGACGTGATTCCCGTGAGCGACCCCAATGCAGCTACGATGGCCCAAAAGGTTGTCCAGTATCAAGCGGAATTGCAGTTGGCGCAAACCGCGCCACAACTGTATGACTTACCCCAGTTGCATCGCCAGATGCTAGACGTACTGGGCATCAAGAACTATCAGAAGCTAGTCCCCATTCCAGAGGATATGAAGCCACGCGACCCTGTGACGGAGAACATGAACGTACTGTCGGGCAAGCCTGTCAAAGCGTTTATCTATCAGGATCACCGGGCACACATTTCTGTCCATATGGCAGGTATGCAAGACCCTCACGTCCAAGAGATGGTGGGCCAGAACCCACAAGCAGCACAGATGCTGCAAGCAGCTATGTCAGCTCACATTGGCGAGCATTTGGGTATGGAGTACCGCAAGGAGATTGAGAAGCGGATGGGCTTTCCCCTACCTCCCTACAACGAGGACAAAGACGAGAAAGAGATGTCTCCGGATGTGGAGGTTCAGGTGTCTCAGTTGGCGGCTCAAGCGGCTCAACAGTTGCTTCAAGAACACCAGCAGGAGTCCCAGCAGAAGAAGGCCCAGCAGCAAGCTCAAGACCCGCTTATCCAGTTGCAACAGCAAGAGTTGCAGATCAAGCAGCAAGACTTGCAACGCAAGACTCAAAAAGACATGCAGGATATGCAGGCCAAGATGGCTCAGATTCAGGTTGAACTCAAGCGTATTGAGGTCACTCAAGAGACTGAAGGAGCCAAACTTGCAATGCAAAACATGCACGACTCAGAGAAAACCAAAGCCATGCAAGAGACCGAAGGTGCTCGGGCTGGCTTGGAATTGATGAAACATCAACAGCAGTTATCTCATCAAAAAGAGGTGGCTGAATCAAATCGGCAACAACAGGCCCAGAAGCCTACTAAGAAAGGAGATTGATGTACGAGATTTTAAAATTTGGTGGGATCGTCACCGAAAAAATCGACGAGAAGGTTCGACAACTTGAGGAGTCCTTGGCATCAAAATCTGCTAAGAACTACGAAGAGTATTGCGAACAATGTGGGGTTGTAACAGGTCTACTCACAGCGCGTCGATTCATCACAGACCTGACAAAAAACTTGGAGAACTCGGATGAGTGAAACCCTCGATCTTGGAAGGGCAGTCGATCTATCGGCTATTCTGAACAAGAACAGTGAAGAAAAGGCAACACAATTGCCAAAGCCGTCAGGCTACAAAATCTTGTGCGCTATTCCTGATCAGGAAAAAGAGTATGAGAGTGGACTGATTAAAGCGGATGAGACTCTCCGCACCGATGAGCTACTCACTACGGTTCTATTCGTAGTTGATCTTGGCCCAGACTGCTACCTTGACAAGACAAAATTTCCTTCTGGCCCTTGGTGCAAGAAAGGCGATTTCATTTTGACTCGGCCACACGTAGGTACGCGACTGATTATTCATGACCGTGAGTTCCGTGTGATCAATGATGATTCCGTTGAAGGTGTCGTTGAAGACCCTCGCGGCATCCGTCGCAACCGATAAGGAGCAGCAATGGCTACGCAATATGAAGAATACAAGTTTCCTCATGAGCAAGAGGAACCTAAAGACGAGCTAGACATTACCATTGAGGGTGATGACGAGCCTGATGTAAAAGTCAAGATTGTTGACGATACGCCCGAAGAAGACAGGAATAAAGACCCCCTGCCTTCTGAGATCAAGTCTGAGCTAGAGCGGCTTGACGAGTCTCAAGAATACACCGCTGGTGTAACGCAAAAGTTCAAACAGTACAAGAAAGCTTGGCACGATGAACGGCGCGAGAAGGAAGCTGCCATACGGGAGCAGCAAGAAGCTCTGAAGGTAACCCAGCGGATTCTTGATGAAAACAACAGGTTGAAAGGCATGTTGCAGTCGGGTGAAAAAGAGCTTATCTCGACATACCAGACTTCTGCGGAAATGGAGCTTGACAAGGCGGAGCGGAACTACAAAGAGGCGTATGACTCTGGTGACTCTGATAAGCTTTTGTCGGCCCAAAAAGAGCTAGTTCGGGCAGAAATGAAGCTTGACAAAGCAAAAAATTTCAAACCCACTGTACAAATCCCTGAAAATGATGTACAAACTGCTCCATCTAGGCAAGAAGCTGAGCCTCAGATGGACCCGAAGGTCGCAAGTTGGGTGTCCAAAAACCCCTGGTTTGTAGACCGCGACAAACGTGCCATGCGCAAGTTCGCCGAAGGAGTCCACGAGGATTTAGCAGATCGCTATGGAAAAAGTTATGTTGGAACTGATGAGTATTTCACCAGTATCGACAAAGAGGTTAAGAAGCGGTTCCCAGAAGAATTTGCTTCATCTCCTAACAACGATGAGGGAAAACCTCAACGTACAAGACCGAGCACGGTGGTTGCCCCCGCCAAGCGTAGTACCGCTTCCAAACAGGTAGTACTAACGAAGACTGAAGCCGGGTTGGCGAAGAAATTGGGGTTAACCAACGAGCAATATGCTCGTGAAAAAATGAAATTGGAGGCCTAACATGGCTGAGAGCAGATTACAACGCGAGATGACTAGTCGTTCAATGCAAGAGCGTCCCCAGCAGTGGAAGCCTGCGGAATTACTGCCGGAACCTGATAAGGCTCCGGGCTACGCGTACAGATGGATTCGGATTTCTTTCAACGGTCGTCGGGACCCTAAAAACTTCTCCGCAAAAATGCGTGAGGGTTGGGAGCCAGTAACCATTGAAGAACAACCGAAGTTTCAACTGCTAGCCGATCCTGATAGTCGCTTTGCGAACAATATCGAGATCGACGGGTTGTTGCTTTGCAAGACCCCTGTTGAGTTTGTTGCGCAACGGAATGCTTATTTCCAGAACCAAAACAGAGCTCAAGCAGAGGCTGTAGACAACAATTTAATGCGTCAAAGCGATGCGCGGATGCCCATCTTCAAAGAGGGTAAATCTTCGACTAGCTTTGGCAAAGGCACTTAATTTTTTGGAGCTTTAAAATGGCTTATCCTACCGTCAGTAAGACGTATGGGTTCAAAGCAGTCAATCGACTGGATGGACTACCCTACGCCGGAGCGATCCGTCAAATCCCCGTAGCGCCAGCTTACGCAACTGCTATCCTCAATGGCGACACCGTCAAAGTTGATACTAGCGGCTATCTGGTTGCTGGTAGCACCACTGATACTGGTACTAACGTGGGTGTGTTGGTTGGTTGTCAGTATGTGAACTCGAGCAGCCAAACTGTTCAAGGTCAGTACTACCCCGCCGCTGCATCTACCGCTGCTAATATGGCCTTTGGCTATGTTGTGGATGATCCCAACGCAATCTTCCGGGTTGCTGCAACCAATGGTCAAACTACTGTCCCCAATCCGTTCACCCGAGCGATTGTTGGCTCTAACGTGGCAATTTCTGTTGCTACGGGTTCGACCGCCACTGGTGACTCGTATTACGGTATTGACGGCACTTCAGCCGCCACGACCAATACGTTGCCAGTTCGTGTAATTGATGTTGTGCCTGATACGGCTACCGGCCCCGCTGGTGTGTCTACCACGACCTATTACGAGTTTTTGGTCAAGTTCAACTTGCACCAGTACACCAGTACCACTGGCGTTTAAGGAGTAATATAAAATGGCAATTTCACGCGCACAACTACTCAAAGAGCTGCTCCCTGGCCTGAACGCTTTGTTTGGTGTCGAGTATGCAACCTACGGCGAACAACACAAGGAAATCTACGAGACTGAGACTTCCGAGCGTTCGTTTGAAGAAGAAACCAAGCTGTCTGGCTTCTCCGCCGCTCCGGTGAAGAACGAGGGCTCTGCCATTGCTTAT